CCCGGCTGCATCCAGCTTGGCGTTGGTCGCAGCGATCTCCGACAGAACGGCATCGGGGTTGCGTCCCTGACGGGCGATTGCCTCGGCCAGGGTCATGGTGCCCGATCGCACCGACAGCAGATCGGCCATGGCATCTTTCAGCGGATCCACCGCGTCAAACTTGGGCGGCGACCACTCGACCGGAACGACCGGATCGGGAATGCGTCCGGCCGCCCAGGCGGCTTGCGTGAACCAGTCCCAAACCGGCTGGCAGAGCATCGGAATGAACAACTGCCACTGCACGGCATCGATCATGCGGCGGAACTCGACGAGCCCGGCCCGGATCGAGGAATAGTTCACCTGGGAGAGGTCCCCGGTGAGCAGTTCGTAAGGCACCCGGAAGCCTGCCGAAATAGTGTGCAGGCTAGCCCGCTTGTATTCGGCATAGCCGCCGACAGCGGCGGGCTGGTTGAAACGAATGTCCTTGCCGCCTCGAGCATAGGCGATGAGCCCCGGCTCGAACTGCTCGATCCGCTTGCCGTCGGCATCGACCACGGAAGGCGCGACACCCTGCTGGGTCTCTTCATCGCCGAATACAATGGCGGTGACACAGGCCTCGGTCTTCTTGCGAACGATCTCGGCGACCTCGTAATCGTCGAGATCGCGCAAAGATCGGATCACCGGCGCGCCCCACGGGACGCCCCGCACCTGAACCCGCTGTTTCTCGTAGACATGGACGATGTCGGTTGCCGACACAGATCGGCTTTGCAGCCCGCTTTGCCAGGTACTGAAAGCGTCACCAGGATGGCTTTCGTGAAGCCAGTAGGCGGTGCGGCGTCCAATACCATCGAACTCGACACCCTGAACCAATCGTCCCTTGCCACTGCCCTGCCCATTCTTCGTGGCATCCAGAAAGTCGGCTTCCAGAATTTGCAGTTGCAGGGGCACATCGAGACCGTCACTCGGGCGGCGCAGACGTCGACGCACCAGCACCTCACCGGCCTCGACCATCTCTCGGCAGATCAGGGTCTGCAGCCCATAGAAATCCAACTGGCCGTCGGCATCGCATTGGCGGGACCACTGTTCCCAAAGCGCATTGACGGCAAGGTCGAGCTTTTCGTCGCCCGACGTGGCGCGCGGCATGATGCCCGCGCCGATGATGTTGTTGACCAGAACCGACACCGCCTTGGCTGCATGAGGGTTGTTGCGCACCAGATCCCGCATGCGATCGCGCAACAGTGCCGACGCCATGGCCACTTCGGTATCCGCCGACGTGCCCGGTGTCCGCCAGCCGTCGGTGCGCCGACCCTTGGAGGAGCCATCGTAACCGCGCACCAGACCGTCGAAGGCCTGCCGCGCCAGGGCCCTGCGGGTTGCCGTCCTCGGCGAGAACACCGCCAGCGCCCTATCGAACCACCCCACAGTCATCAGGAATTGCCCCGCCGGAACCCAGCAAAGCCGGCAACCGGAAGCGGCTTGGTAGCCCCCGCCAGTTCCCGCTCGATGGTCCGGATGCGGCCCAGCAGATCCTCGGCGGAGCCGTACTCGACGGACTTGCCGTCGTAGCTGACACGGAGCGTGCCACTGGCGTAGGCGCGCTTCAGCGCCGCCAGTTCGGTTTCCGACCAGGTCGTCATGGGAGTTCCTTCAAAACCAATTGTTTCGCCGGCCGAGCCAGTCGGATTGGCGCTTTTCCGAGGACACGGGGGCCGGCCTGTTGATCAAACCGGCCGCCTCGATGTCCCCATCGACCGCACCCAGTTGTTCCTCCAGGTCGGTCCACTGGCGGTCCGACCAGCGATCGGCACCACTGATTCATGCCGCCGCCCGTGCATAGACCCGGCAGTCCAGCGCCTCATTACGTTCACGGAGCTTCTGCCATTCGAGACGGGTAAAACCGCGCTTGGTTTTCACCGTCACCAATTGCTCGGCGACCAGCTGCTTAAGCCATTCGCTCTCAACCCAGGTCGGCAGGTGCACCGTGCCAGGCAGGCACTCGGCACCATCCGCCTTCTCCTCGTCGGTCGGTCGTTGAAGCCGCAAAAACCGATAGGTCTCCGACTTGAAGGTCGAGACCGCCACGGTCCAGAGCCGCGCGCCACGACGCAGCTTCTTGCCGCCGTCGGTGGCGTCGACGAACGTCGGTCCTGAAACTGGGCTCGCACGGTTGAAGCCTTCGACACCCTTGACCGGGGCCACCTGCCCGAACCCGACTCGGCGCGCCCAGGCGTAAACCGCCGGAGCCTCGTAGCCAGTATCGATAGCGAGCTTAGCCAGCTTGAGCTGTGCGCCGCTCGCATGCGGCCAGGTTCGATCCAACAGAGCGTCGAGGTCGACCCAAGCATCGGGCCGTTGTGGCCCGCCTTCGATCACGACGTGCTCGATCAGCCAGCTTTCCAGCCCGCGTCCCCAAGCCCAGACGTCCACCTCCAGGCGGTCCTTCTGGACATCGACGCCAGCGGTGAGGAACAACCCGCCTGCTGGGACGGTGCCCGGTGCCGACGTTTCCCTTTGGTCATAGAGGCGCTGCCAATCGGGCGCTTCACCGGTTTCGACCCAGGTCTCGCCGAGATCCGTGTTCTTCACCGACTTGAGCGCCGCGTCATTGCCTTGCGCGGCCTCCCAGGCTGCGGCGATCTCCGCCCAGCTCCGCCAGCCGATGGGGCTGTAAAGACTGGAGATGTGGAAGCCTGCCGTTTTCTCATTGCCCTGTTCCGACGGGGCGGTCGCCCGCCACTCGCCGCGTTCCAGCATCCGCGTCTTGTGATGCTCGTGAATTTGTCCCTCGCACTCGGTGCAGAGGTAATGTGCAGTCTCGGGACGTCCCTTCTCCCAGCGGAGCCGTTCGAACTCGAGCCACTGAAAATGCCCGCAATGGGGACAAGGCACGAAGTAGCGCCGTTGGTCGGACGCTTCGAATTCCCGCTCGATGCGCGACACGCCCTTGACGGTCGGCGTCGAGACGATGAACACCTTGCGACGCGCAAAGGTTCGTGTGCGGGCCTCGGCCAGAGAGACCGGATCGCCTTCGCCGTCGATGTCGCCGGGATACCCGTCGACCTCGTCCAAGAACAGATATCGCACCGGCATGGAGCGAAGGCCGACCGCGGAGTTGGCTCCGGTCATGGCCAGAAGCCCACCCTGGAATGCCTTGGTGAGCACCGTGTTACCGGAATCTCGCGATCGCGCTGGTTTGACCAGCTGCGACAGCACCTCGCTGTCCTCAATCAGCGGATCGATGCGCTGACGCGAGTTCCGCTTGGCCATCTCCACCGTCGGCAAGACCGCCAGCATGGGGCCAGGCGCATGGTGGATGACGTAGCCGATCCAGTTGTTGCCGCATTCGGTAGCGCCGATCTGGGCGCCCTTCATGAACACCACCCGCTCGTAGGGAGAGGACGGCGACAGGCAATCCATGATCTCGCGCAAATAAGGTGTGCGCGCCGTGCGCCAGGGACCGGGTTCCGCGGCCCCCTTGCCCGAAAGACGCCGGTGTTGATCGGCCCATTCGGAGACCAACAGCCGCGGATCGGGACGCAAGCCCCGATCGAACGCAGCGTCATGGATTGCGGCGGCGTCAGGAAGCACCAGCCAAATCCTCGAGTGCGGCGCGGATCTCGGACGTCAACATGGCGTGAACCCGTGCGGCATCGGTCTCGGCCGCCAGCACGGCGGCCAGACGTTCGGGAATGTTCATCAGGGCGTCTCGCACGACGCGGGCCTTGTTGAAGGCCGCGACCTTCACCTCGTCGGCATCGACGTATTTGCCGGCCTCAACGCGGGCCTTGATCTCCAGGAGCTTGGCCTTCTCGACCTCGCTCTTGATCCGGGTCTTGAGCAGCAGGGTCGGCAGATCGCCACCTTGTGGCAGGGAGGGAAGCTCGGTCGCTGGAACGAGCGGCTTGGGAGCCGTCTCAGCCTTGGGTGTCGCGCGTCGTTCCGGACGGGCCGGTTCTCGGACTGCCGCCAGAGCGGCATCGGCCTGAGCCGGGTCCACCTTGCGGCCTTGGAGCAGGATCACGCCCTTGGCCACCATCTGGCCAATGTACTGGCGCGAAACCCCGCGCTGGCGCGCGTATTCGGCCTGGCTGACAAGCATGTGCGTTCAACGTTCCCATGTCCGGGCCGCCCTCGAAAAATCGATCAATTACAATCTATTAGACTTGATGTTCTCCGCCCGCAGAGCCTGTATGGGATCACAGACGGAAACGGAGACGACACCATGACCACCGAGACGATCCTCACCACCCGAAACACCGACTGGGGTTTCTTCGGCACCATCAGCCACCATGCAGACCCGACCGAAGCGTGGCCGCTGGCCATGACGCGGATCGGCCGCGCCACTGGCTGCCCGCAAGACGCGGTGCGTGACTTCCTCGACAGCCGGCATGGGCGGCATTTTGCAGACGACGTCGCCAACGGACTGGCAAGAAGGTTCACCCTCGAGACCGCCATCGACGCGGCCGTCGAGCGCTGGATGGGATGGACGATCAACAGGCGCACGAGCCGCGAGACCGGGATCCCTTCGGGGCTGCCCTACCTCACAGGGTTCGTCACCCACTGCGAAATCGAAGCCGAAGCCTTCGGCTGACCGGCGGTTCCTCACCTCATCGCCCCACGCGTTCGGCGTCGGGGCTCGGGGTGGTAGAAGCCCCGCGATGGTCGCGGCGGCATCATCCAGAGGAAATGCCCATGAGCACCACCAACGTCGCCATCGAAAAGTTCACCGTCGCACAGCTGGCGACCGCGATCTCCAGCATCACCGGAGAAACGGTTACCGCTAAATCGTTCAACTACAAAAGTAAGGCCGTCGATCGGCTGAAGGCCCTGATCGACGAACAGGGTCTCGGTGCGCAAGGCATCCTGCAGGCGGCTGGTATCGAAGCGATCACGCCGACGGGCGAAGCCCTGTCCGGTATCGGGCTCGGGTCGAACGCCAAACCGCCAAAGCCGAAGCGCAAGCCGCGCGATAGCAAGCAAGCCAAGGTAATCGAGATGCTCAAGCGCGACGAGGGCGCGACGCTTAGTCAAATCATCGAGGCCACCGGCTGGCAGCCGCACACTGTACGCGGCGCGATCAGCGGGGCACTCAAGAAAAAGCTCGGCTTCACCATCGTCTCGCGGAAGCTCGACAGCGGTGAGCGGCTCTATCGGATCGAGGAGTAACCCTCAACGCGGGATCACTGTCACAGCGAGAGAGCCGTTTGCAGATCTTCGTGTTCGAAGGCGCTTTCCATCCTTTGGATCTCAGGCTCTTTCGCCCCCCGCCGCCGGGCTGCCTGCCGCCAG